AATTGCTTAAAGCTGTTGATGAGCACATGCGCCTATATTTCCTCCATCGCGACCCTTGGCATCTTGAAAAAGCTGCTCAGCTTAGGCAGTATTTGCACGAGCTGAAAACTTACATTCATCATTGCGAAAGCGAGCTATGACCATTTTGATTTACCGAGGAGTGGCATACTCAATGGAGGAAGAGCATCGTGCTTTTGAAGAATGGTGGCGGTGGGTGCATCGTCCTAGATTATGGTTGAAATATCGAGGACAAAAATACCGCCCTTGCCAAATTGACAAGAGCGGCTGGCAGACAATGTAGACTGAAGGCTACGCCAAAGGCGTTGGTGATGGATGAAGGCTTCCGGAGGGGAGGCAAAGTCTCGTCGCTATAGACGATCAACTGGTGCGGCCAGTGCTCTGCCTAACTACGGTGGGCGCTTCAACCCGCCCAAGAGTGCCAATGGCCTGCAAAGCCACGGAATCCCTCGTGGTTCCAACATTGACGAGGATGTTGGAGCAGGGAGGGCCTGAACCCTCCCTTTTAAGTGGCCACTAGGCGCCTAGTGGGCTCCTGCAGGAAGCCCAAGAAGCTTAGCACTGGACAAGGTGCCAGCGGGCCTTTATATTGCCCCTATGACCACTTCCGCCCCATTGCCCCTTTCCATCCTTGACCTCTTCTCTGGTATTGGAGGCTTCAGCTATGCCGCAGAGCAACTGGTCGGTGGCTTCGAAACCATTGCCTTCTGCGACTCGGACGAGCCTTGTAGAAAAGTGCTTCGCAAGCATTGGCCCAATACTCCCATCTTCACGGACGTTCGTTCGCTCCAAGCGAAAGACATCCAGCCATTATGTCCAAATGGACTTTCTCTCATTACTGCTGGATTCCCCTGTCAAGATCTCAGTGTTGCGGGCAAACAAGCTGGTTACGATGGAGAGCGCAGCGTTCTCTTTTATGAAATCATCCGTTTGGCTGGGGAGCTTCGACCTGACTTCCTCTTGCTTGAAAACGTTAGAAATTTACTCTCTCACAAAGACGGGGAGACGTTCCAAGAAACCCTCTTTCAAATTGCCAAAGCAGGGTACGATGCGGAGTGGGCAGTTATTCCAGCAAGTGATCTGGGAGCCTGCCACCGTCGAGAACGCATCTGGATTATTGCCCACGCCAACAACTCGCGACCACAAGGACAGCGGCCCGAATGTGAACTACCAGAAAGCGGCGGAGAAGGGGCGCCTACCTGGAGCAGTGGTAGTCCAATGCTCAGCCCAGAATGGAGGAGCTACCTATCTCAGCCCGTGCTTCGTCGAGGAGATGATGGGTTATCCGGTCGGGTGGACCGACTTAAACAGCTAGGCAATAGCATTGTTCCACAGGTCGCCGTGATTCCCTTGCAAAGAATTAGGCATTTGGCGCAGCTCACCGCCCAGTAGTTAGTTCCCTGTATTCCTCCTCCCATTGCCTCATTGCTGCCCTTGCAAGCCTCGCTTCTTCGCTATTGGGGCCATATAGCCTGCCGCTCTCTTCAACGGCCCTAGAGGCTTCCATAGCGAACTCCCAGGCTTCTTGTGCAGCGCGTGACAAGGCCATGGAGAAGAAGGAGGGTTGTCATTAGTTTAGCCTTGCAAGTTTTTCATTGCTTTCACCACTTTCTCGGCTTCCCTAAGTTTGGGCAAAAGCGTAGGCTTGTAGGCGTGTTCTGCCGCAAGAAGCTGCAAAGCCGTTTGCCTGTCGGCTTCAAGCAGAGCAAGGATAAAAGCTAGTTCCTTGTTGGAAAGTTCAACGCCAATCATTTTTCAACAACAATGAAAACAGTGTGATTGGTGAAAATTCTAAAGGCTCTTATCTAGTGAGGCTCCTTATCCAATCAATGTTGTCATCTTTTGACGCATCTAATACTGCCGCCGCAAGCGCAAAGCAATAATCGTCAACGCCTGATTCCTTGCCACCAGTGACGGCCCATTGACCACTGGCTCGATACAACACGCTCAAATTTTTAAGCTGCCAGATGAGCTTTTTGTGCGGATACAGTTCAATTAGTCCAGCATTGAACAGTTCGCGCAGCTTGCTGAAGGCTTTCATCTTGGTGCTGACTGACCATGAAAGTTCAGTAATGGGAAAATCTTTGGAGAGGTCTTGAATGATGGCAGAGCTATTGAACTGGTCAAGCGTGATGCTCTGGAATTCATAAAGGCGATGGTGCTCCTTAATCCATTCTTCCACTTTTGCAATGCTCACTTCCTTTTTGCCACCAATCTCAAAATCAGCGTCGAAAGTATGGAGCTTGTCCACGACAAGGCGTTCGCCTTCGTAGTGAATAATGCAAGCAATGTATTCGTCTCGGCCTACGCCACCACGAGCAGGGTCAAGAGAAAGGAAATAGGTGCCAGCGAGTTCACGCTTAGGGGGCAGCACTGATCTGTCTTTGTTCACTGCCACATCTACCACTTCAGGAGCCAGCAGCACAGAGTTGCTACGCCTGAACTGGGCGCCATATTCCACCCAAAAGCTTTCTTCGTCTTTCTTGAGAGCGTTTTGCAGGAAGGGGCAATCAAAAGGCAGATTAGGGTTGATGTCCCATGTGGGAATCTGCAATGCTTGCATGCCAGGGTATTCACCACTTTCTGCTTGCTTGAAATGCTCGTAGAACAAGCCACTGGTTAGCCATGGAGACGACAGTTCAATAATCTTGCCGTGCTTGCCGAACTGAGCAATAGAGGGAGACAGTGCTGTGTACATGGCCTCTGCGCCACGGTTTGCATCGCCGTCAATGCTGAAAGCAAGTTCATCCATGACCACAGCCACGACAGCTTTCCCTCGAGACGCTCGAGCCGAGGCGGGAATAGCTTGGAACACACAGCCATTGCTCAGTTCAATCTCCAAGGATGTTTCCCTTGTGATTTCTTGCTCTAGCGGGCTGTTGATAATGAGCTGACGAATGTTGTCAAGAGCAATCTTGGACTGGCCCAAATCGTTGGCAACCGTCACCACATACCACTTCTCTCCCTTGCGCACCCTCCGGCGGAAGTGTTCATCTTGACAAAAGGCCATGTAGGCAGCGGCCACTGATGCCATGAAAGTCTTGCCACTTCTTCTCCCCATAGACCAAATGGCATGGTTAATTTTGTCTTCAAACAGGCCATTTAACACGCGCTGCTGACGCGGCCATAGCGGAGTTTTTAAAACGTGCTCGGCAAATTGGCTACAAGAAAGTGTCATCTGAATGTTTCAACAATTCGGCCAGTCCAGCCCTTGTGAGTTTTTCTCTTGCCATGAATAACATTTGCTAAATTCCCTTGACTCAAGCCATACTGTTTGGCAAAATCAGTAAGATTTTCGGTGACGTAAATTTCGCCGCTTGGATCGGTTAATTCATAAAGATGCCTTAGTCTCCCGCGTGAGATTCTGTTTCTAATCTCTTGAGTGTGTGTTTTTCCCAAGAAATTCTGATTTCCCATTTGCGCAAGTGACATTTTGGCTTTTGTTTCTGGTGTATGCGTTTTCCCTAGAAAGTTCTGATTTCCCATGTTTGCCTGCGACAGCTTATCTCTGGTTTCTTGCGATACTACTCTGCCCAAGTTGGCTCGCGATATTCTATCTCTTACTTCTTGCGAAACTCTCAAGCCAGACGCCCCCTCTCCTCCATCGGTAAAATTACCCAAAATTCCCGTGCCCAAATCTTTTCGTCCATACAGCGCAATGCAATACCGCTCCAAATCAAAAGCCTCTTGCTCTGTTAACCCCTCTTGGACAAATACGATGCATGAACGATCCTTGGGCGGCTTTACCCTACGCTGCCTTGGATTGAAAGCTCTATATCCAGAGCCTTTGCCAACATAGTAGGGACTGAGTTTCGGTCCATGTTTTGAGTCTTTGTGCCGCAACCACATGTAAACATAAAACCGACGAGGATCTTTATTCACAGCAATGACTCCATTGGGCGGAGAGAGGATTGCGGGACAAAGTACGCTGGCCTGCCCCTTGCGGGGTCTGCCCAGTATTGTTCGCGCATTGCTTCGTGTCCGTAACACCAGCCGTGTAGAAGTGTCCGCTGATTTTCAATTGTCACCAAAATAAATTTCTTCGACGGATTTTCGTGTTTTTGCACAATAAGGTCATAGCAAGATTTTGACCTAGTTTTGATATCCATGCCTGGCAGATCATCACTGCCCCTGCGCGCCTCCTTTTCCTTGTACAGCTCATGCTTCAAGCCGAGATAAGCAGCCACGGCCATCTCACCCGCCGCACCAAGCAAATGCACCTCTAGAGCCTTGCCGCCAAAGCGTGGCCCTTTATTCCGGCCACGGAGCCCTTTGGCCTCGTTGACGCTCTGGCGTCGCTGTCCTTCCTCCATCGCTTGCTTTCTTTCCTCTTCGGAGAAGACAAATTCAATGGGAGTGGGCATGGGAAACAAAACATCGCTCACATGGTAGCCACATTTAGAATGGAAGCAAGCCCATCGTGTGAACAATGTCCGAAGAAAGCGTAGACCTAGGCCACGCCACCGCTGGAGGCCTTCGCACGGACGGCCTTGCAAACGCCCTGACAGGCATGGGAATGCGAGGCCGTGACAAGAGCCTCTATACCAATGCCCAGCCCATTGTCTTCTTGGCCCAGGAGGAGCTTGAGGCGCTTTATGGCGAATGGTTGCCGCGTCGCATTGTGGACATTTATGCCGAGCAGGCTACGCGCAAGGGCTTCAAGGTGCTGTTTGGCGGAGAGGGAGCCGCCGCCGAGGAGGTGGTGGGCATCGAGCAAGTGATCGAGGATATGCACATTCTTGAACA